CACAACATGAATCTAAATGCAAACATCCAAGAAACAGATGCCTTCAGAGAAGCTATGGAATTGCTTGACTCAGTTGCAGAGCAACGCAGAGAAAGCAACGATAAAGCTGTACACTGATTGGCTAAAGACTGCTAGAGCAAAACAAATAGAACCTGCTGATGAGCATAACATTTGGCTCATACTTGCAGGCAGAGGTTGGGGCAAGACAAGAACTGGCGCACAGGACATTGCTCTTTATGCTTTAAGAAATCCAAACACTATATGTGCAGTCGTAGCTCCTACACACGGAGACTTGCGGAGAGTTTGTTTTGGTGGCAACAGTGGCTTGCTCTCAATCATCCCTGATGAATGTTATTCATCCAGTGCAGACTACAAAGGCTATTCATCAAGTCTGTCAGAAATAAGATTGTTCAATGGTTCAAAGATTGTTGGATATGCTGCACAAGAACCTGAACGACTTAGAGGACCACAGTTCCATAGAGCTTGGTGTGATGAGATAGCTGCTTGGCGTTATCCTGAAGCCCTAGATCAATTAATGTTTGGTCTTAGACTAGGAGAGAATCCTAAGTGCGTAATTACCACAACACCTAAGCCAAACAAGATGATCAAGACTTTAGTAGAAAGAGAAGATGTCAGTGTGACCAGTGGTTCTACCTTTGAGAACGAAGAAAACCTAGCTCAGTCTGCACTAGATATGTTGAAGCGTAGATACGAAGGTACAACGCTAGGGAGACAAGAGCTTTACGCAGAGATCATAGAAGAATTAGAGGGAGCCTTGTGGTCTAACAGGCTAATAGAAGAAGCAAGATTGCCTGAAGATACAGAAAAAGAATTGAAGCAAATTATAGTAGCCATAGACCCTGCAGTCACAAACAATGAAGATTCAGATGAAACTGGCATCATGGTAGTAGGCAAAGACTATAATAATGAGTATTATGTATTAGAAGATGCTTCAGGAAAGTACAGCCCTGACGGTTGGGCTAGAAAGGCTATCAATTGCTTTTATGAATGGGAAGCAGATAGAATAGTAGCTGAAGTAAATAACGGTGGCGATTTGGTGGAAAGACTATTAAGAGGAATGGATGTAAACATTCCTTATAGGTCTGTAAGAGCTACAAGAGGAAAGATGGTAAGAGCCGAACCTGTTGCAGCACTTTATGAGCAAAGGCGTGTTCATCACATTGGTTATTTTCCTGAATTAGAATCACAATTGTGTAGCTATACAGGAGAAAATAAACCTAGTCCTGATAGATTAGATGCTTTGGTTTGGGGTATAACCGAAATCAGCAAATCAAAAGGCGATGTAAATTGGAGAATAAGCTAATGGCAGAACAAACATTTTTACAAAGATTGTTTAACAGACAACCTGTTGAACAAAAAAATTCAAATATGATGGGCTACTTTGGTGTTGGCACTGAAGATGGCAAGACTTATAAATACCAAGACCTAGCCAAAGAAGGCTATCTTAAAAACGCTATCGTTTATCGTTGCGTCAATGAGATAAGTAAAGGTGCAAGTGCAGTACCATTCATGTTGAAAGCAGGCGATCAAATCATAGAACAACATCCTTTGATTGATCTTTTACAAAGACCAAACCCACTTCAATCTTACAGCGAGTTCTTTAACAGTCTGTTTGGTTATGTATTGCTCAGTGGCAATGCTTACATTCTTAAAACTGGAACAGAAATGGGTGCGCCAAAAGAACTGCATCAACTTAGACCTGATCGCATAAACATCAAAGGAAGTGGCAAACCTATACCTGAAATGTATGAATATATAGTGAATGGCAGAGTTGCAAATACTTACATGGTAGATCAAGAAAATGGTTTCAGTGAACTCAAACATGTAAAGCTATGGAATCCATTAGATGATTACTATGGTCTAAGTCCAATGAGTGCGGCGGCTGTTGAGGTAGATCAATTCAATATGTCTAGCAAACACAATGTCAATCTTTTACAAAATGGTGCAAGACCAAGTGGTGCTGTTGTATTTAAACCACAAGACGATCAAGGCTTTGCAGTCAATCTTACTGAATCACAAAGACAGCAACTTATCACTGATATGAATAATAGGTTTACTGGCGCAAACAATGCAGGCAGACCTTTGTTGTTAGAAGGAGACTTTGATTGGAAAGAAATGGGTCTTAGTCCAAAAGATATGGATTTCCTAAATTTGAAACATATGAGTGCAACAGACATAGCTCTTTGCTTTGGTGTTCCAAGCCAACTTGTTGGTGTTCCTGATAGTCAAACATACGCTAATGTTGCAGAAGCTAGACTTGCTCTCTACGAAGAAACAATTATTCCACATCTTAGAAAGATGGCATCTGACCTGAATGAATGGTTGGTACCATTATTTGATGATCGTCTGACTTTAGAGTTTGATATTGATTCTATTCCTGCACTAAGCGAAAGAGTAAAAAGAACTTACGAGAATGTTACATCTGCTGTTAGAGAAGGCATCATGACTAGAAACGAAGCTAGGCAACAGCTTGGCTTAGAGCCTAAGGATGGAGCAGACGACCTTTACATATCAGCTACACTATTTCCACTCACTGACGAGGGCGTAGAGAAGCCTGAGAACCCAATCAATGAAGAAGATTTAGAAGATTATGATGATGAAGAAACTGATAAGGAAATAGCTTTCTTATTAGAAGAAGAAAAGGCTTTGTCAGACATTAATACGATTCCTACCAGTGAAATGGCAGAAGAAGCTAAGAGAGGGCTTGAGCTTAGAAAAAAGTTCAATAGGGGTGGCACTGCAGTCGGTGTTGCTCGCGCAAATCAATTAGTCGCCAAAGAAAGACTATCAATATCTACAGTCAAAAGAATGTACAGCTTCTTTAGCCGTCATGAGGTAGATAAACAAGGACAAGGTTTTAGACAAGGAGAAGAAGGCTATCCAAGTGCAGGAAAAATTGCATGGTTGCTTTGGGGTGGAGATTCAGGCTTTGCTTGGTCAAAAAGAAAACGCCAACAGATAATTACCGAAGAAGATAAAGAGTTTGCTTTACAAGACCATCTAGAGGTTAAAGAAGATCAGAAGGCTCTATCAGGCAAGATAAAAGAAGCTCTTGAAGGTAAGGTAGAAGATCACAACGAAAAACACGGCAATAGCAAAACTAAAAGAGCCACACTAAGAATGCTAGAAGCTGTCTTTAGAAGGGGTGTCGGAGCATATAGAACCAATCCTTCAAGCGTAAGACCTAATGTGACTGGTCCTGATCAATGGGCATATGCAAGAGTTAATAGCTTTTTAAGAGCCTTATCATCAGGTAAGTTCAGAGGTGGCAAGCACGATACTGATTTATTCCCTAAAGGACATCCACTGTCTAGTAAGACCTGATTTAAATAATGAACGGAGGCTGTTTTGAATCAGGCAACTAATCGCAAAAAGCTTAACAATTTTAGACAGGGCAGAATCAATACAAGATTAGAAGTCAGGAGACAGCTTGTATTAAGAAACAACTTAGAGAAAAGATTTTTTAGAAAGCTAGAAACTTTATTCAGAAAGTTTGTGAATGTTCATATGCACCTCTACAAACAATATGGAATCTATGAGACAGATATAGCTGTTCAATCATTGAATGAGGACTTTTTCCCTCTAATTCTTGCTCACTACAAAAGAACATTTCAAGCCATCTACAGCCTTAATGAAGATAAATATGAGATCATGAGAAAAGCAGACACAGAAGCTTTTGTTTTTGGTAGAAGCATAGACTTTGAAACAGTTGTCAATGAATACTTCAATAGCAGACAATTGATACTGGCAGGCATAACACAGCGTATGGCAACAAGAATAAGCAGGCTAATAGAACAAGGCAGATCAGATAATCTTACATTGCCACAGATAGCAAAGCTTGTATCAGAAAAGTTTTTGCCTATAAGCCGTAGTCGTGCTTCACTCATTGCAAGAACTGAAACACATAACGCGTCATCTTTTGCTAATCATGCTTACCACAAAACGGTTGAAGAAGAATTGGGAGTCAAGATGCTTAAGAGGTGGGTCGCAACTAATGATGCAAGAACGCGATCTGCACATTCTTCTGCAAATGGTCAGACTGTTGATATGAATGAAGATTTTATTGTTGGTGGTGCGCCTATGGGATTTGCAGGAGACTCAAGAGGTGGAGCCGCCAATGTTATCAACTGCAGATGTGTAATCACCTATGCAGATGAAAGAGACATTGACAGCACTTAGTCTGTTTTATTTCTCTACAATCTCATAGTCTTTTGTAATAGTTCCAATATCTTTACTACCTCTAAAGTGAGCTTTTACAAAAGTAATCTTACCGTCTTGATATTGCCTTATGTGTTTCCTAACAGCGTGAAAAGCACGGCTATTACTATCTCCGCTACTTCCTTTACCGCCTGACTCATTAGAACCAAATAGATCAAGCTTCAAAATCTTGTGTTGATACTTAGGCTTACTTAAAAACTCACTGGATGAGAAGTTTCTACTGAAAGGTACTTTGCTTGCATTTGCAGGAGTTATCCCCAAGACATCTTGCTTGTTGACAATCTGTGGATAGTTAAGCAGAAGAACTAATTGAGAATGCACATTCACTATGATAGACACCATTGAGTTTAGTGTTGGATTATTATACATACCACCATCAACCTCTGCGTTAGTGTCGGTGTATTTAAAGAATGGCATATCTTCTAATAGCCAAAAGGTGTATGAACCATCATCTCTATATGAAAAGATATAGTCATTAGGGTCCATGTAGAAATTACCATCACTCTTGAAGTAGGTTATAACATTGCCCTTAAACAAAGGCTTGCCCTCGTCATCAACATCTTCAAGGTCCTCAAGGTAAACATTGGCAATACATCCCTCTGTTTGTCCGTTCACCTGTGCTTGTGCATTGTCCAAACCTATATTAACTTCATGCTGAACAAAGGTGGACTTATAAGGCAGATACATTTCTAGTTCCGAAGAAAGCTTAAAAAGCTCGTCTTTGCTTAAAGTGTTCTCCTCTGAAGTTTCAGGCAGATAGAACTTCATGCTTTGCTGAATCCTGCGAGCATGGAAACTCAGCCATCCGTGCAACAAATCCCATACGCCTGCATGACTGTAGCCCTTGTCATAACCTATGTGGTCAGGGGCAACAAAATTGTCTAAAAATTTATTTGGATTTTTGGCATGCAGAACATGTGCATGAAGTAGTTTTTGTAATACTGAATTATTCATTTAATCTCCTTTCAATTTATTGAAATTACATATTAACCCATAAAGGAATATATTACAACACTTTTTTATAAACAAAAAAAACCCCCAGTGAAGGGGGTTAATTTAGTTAGAAATATTTAAACCATAGTTTCATAAATGCTTTTTACTGTCTCACCTTCTTCAAGAGTGCCTGCAAAATCACATGACTTATGAACAGCTTTTGCAAGTAGCATAGTCGCTCTTTCATAATCTGAATCATTGTTTTTAGCAAGAGGATTTCCCATAGCATCGTCTATTTCACTTCTGTAAACCTGTAAAGCTCTCCAAAGAATTAAGGTATCTTCTTCAGTCATACTCCAAGACTTAGTTTTTTCTTTTGCCTTTGCTTGCGCTTTTGGTTTAGCTGTTGAGTAAATGTAGTCATCAGGATTAACACCTTGCTCTACAAGATTAGCTCTAAGCTTCTTGACACATTCTGAGCCAACAGACCAATTACCCATATCACCTGAGTCATTCTGCTCAACATAATCATTATCTTCGTTAGAACAGATTTCATCAACACCACCATTACAAGCATGAATAGAAAATTTATTCTGACCTCTGATAGCTCTGTTACACATAATGCACTCGTCATGTCCTGTGGGATATTCAGGGTCGCTTAATAAATGACCAACATTTACTAATGGTTTTTTAAGTTCTTCTAGTTTCATTTTATTTTTCCTTGCCCTAAGGGCATCAAGTTAATATAAGGTTATTATAAACCCAAAGTGGGTTAATGTGCAACACTTAATTAGATTAATTTTATAATGACTATATGTTGTGCTTATATTAGTGTTTATGTACTATATGTAGAATATGCCAATTCCAAAACCTAACAGTGATGAAACTAGGCGGAACTTTTTAAAAAGATGTATGGGAGATGAAACTATGACGAGTGAATATACCGACACAGATCAACGCCTAGCCGTCTGTACTAATGAGTACGATTCTGAAAAAGAAGATTCTATAGAGAATGAGGAAAAGGAAGAAATACGCAAAGATGTATTTGATAATCCAATAGAAGCAAACGCAAGAGCAAGAGAAATAGGATGCGTAGGCTCACATTCACATGACGAGGATGGCAACAAAGTCTATATGCCATGCAAAACACATGAAGAATATACTGAACTCACTGGTGATGAAGTATCAGGTTATAAACCCAAGAAGCCCAAGAAAAAAGAAGAAGAAGATTTAATAGACAATCTTGCTGATCTTAAAGACATCCTAGAAGTCAAATCAGAACTCAAAGCATACGAAGATGAAGATGAAGATAAAGAGTATGGAGAGTTTGAAGGCTATGGTTCTGTTTTTGGAAACAAAGACTTGGGTAATGATGTAATTGAGAAAGGTGCATTTGCTAAATCTATAAGAAGAAGAAAAGCCAAAGGTGTCAAACTTTTATATCAACATAAATCAGATATGCCTATTGGTGTATTTGATGAAATCAAAGAGGATGAACACGGCTTAGTTGTTAAGGGCAGACTGGCTCTTAAAACTCAAGCAGGTGCAGAAGCCTACGAATTATTAAAGATGGGTGCTTTAGATGGTCTTTCAATAGGCTTTAGAGTAAACCCAAAAGAAGTTTCATATGATAAGCGTGGCGGTAAACGCATTATCAAAGAAGTAGATTTAATGGAAGTGTCGTTAGTAACCTTTCCCATGAACCCTCAGGCAACTGTTCGTTCAGTGAAAGGCGAAGAAATTTCTATTAGGGAATGGGAAAACGGATTGCGTGATGCTTTCAGTCTCTCTCGTTCAGAAGCAAAAGTTGCTGCAAAAGCAGTGACTAAGTGTTTTGATCAACGAGAGGTTGATGAAAGTGCTGAACTGGTAGATGCCATAAAAGAACTAACTTTAACCTTAAAATCTTAATAGGAGTAAATTATGTCGGAAGATATAAAAAACGCTATTTCAGACTTGGGTCAAACTTTTGCAGAATTTAAAAAAGTTAATGACGAAAGACTGGAAAACATTGAGAAAGGCGAAAGCACAGCATATAACGATGAGAAACTAGCACAGATAGAAGCCAAATTGGATTCTTACGAAGCTATGAATCAGAAGTTAACAACTGCTGAAGCTAACGCTGAACAAATCAAGGAGCAAGTTTCTAAGATTGAGACTATGGTCACTAGACCAGACTCAGGCTTTGAATCTAAGCAAGTTGATTCGTATCTCAACGCTTTTGATCTATATTGCAGGAAAGGACTGGAAGGTCTACAACCTGATGAGAA